CATACGTTATTCAAAGCTATGACACCGCATTCTCCAAGAAAGAGACGGCTGATTACTCTGCAATTACCACATGGGCTATTTTTAAGCCAGGTATTGCGGGCGATGAAGATGCTGACCAGATAATGCTGCTAGACGCTAAGCGCGTGCGGGTTGATTTCCCAGAACTCAAAAAACTGGCGTGGGAAGAGTATAAATACTGGGAGCCCGACTGTGTTCTTATTGAGGCCAAGGCTACCGGCACGCCATTGACCCAAGAGCTTCGCAGAATGGGGATTCCGGTTACCGCCTATACTCCAAGCCGAGGGCAGGATAAAGTGGCCCGAATGAACTCTGTTGCTCCGATCTTTGAAAGCGGTATGGTATGGGCGCCGGATGAGACATTTAGCGATGAAGTTATCGAAGAGATGGCCAGCTTTCCTTACGGTGACCACGACGACTACTGTGACTCGGCAACTATGGCTTTAATGCGATTTCGTCAGGGCGGGTTCTTATCCTTAAATGAGGATTACCCAGAAGAAGCTAGTTTTTTAAATCGAAAGCGTGTCGTGTACTATTAATATAATGTTAAAATGGAAATATAATGGCAATTGAAAGACGACTAGGCACTGAAAACAACCCCGATATTATGGTTATGGGTTCTGCTGTAGAGGTTTTCCCAGAACCCTCGCGTTCCGATGAGATAAGAAATGCGGCAGAAATACTCGTTTCGGAAGAAAGTATTTTGCTGGGTGATGAGCAGTTTGAAGATCAGCCGCCAGAAATGGAATTCTCGGCTAATTTAGCTGAGGTGGTAGAAGACAGCGTTTTAAATACATTAGCTGGAGACATAATTCAGTCGATAAACCAAGATAAAGAATCGCGGTCAGACTGGGAAAAAACCTATACGGACGGCCTTAAATATTTGGGCATGAAGTTTGACGAAGGCAGAAGTCAGCCATTTGAAGGCAGTTCTGGGGTCATCCACCCAATCCTTGCCGAAGCCGTTACGCAGTTTCAAGCGCAAGCATACAAAGAAATGCTACCGGCAAAGGGTCCTGTCAAAACACAAATAATCGGCGCCAGAACGGTAGCAACAGAAACACAGGCCGATCGCGTTCAGGAGTTTATGAACTTCTACATCATGAACGTGATGAAAGACTACGACCCAGAGATGGATATGTTGTTGTTTTATCTGCCTCTGGCCGGCAGCGCCTTCAAAAAAGTTTATTTCGATAACGTGCTCAACAGGGCGGTTTCTAAGTTTATTGCGCCAGAAGACTTGATCGTGCCCTACGAGGCGTCCGATTTATCAAGTGCTGAGCGTGTGACGCACGCTATCAATATGTCGCACAACGAAATCAAGAAGCAGCAGCTTTCTGGTTTTTATAGAGATGTAGACGTCAGTAAGCACGGCTACGATTCAACCGAATCTGATGTAGAAGCTGAAATTGACAAATTGCAAGGGATTAAGGCGGGTTACGCTGAAGATCGTGATCATACGATCTTTGAAGTTCACACTATTCTAGATCTGCAAGGGTTTGAAGATGCTGGTGAAGATGGCGAGCCTACAGGATTGAAGCTGCCTTATATCGTTACGATCGATGAGTCGTCCGAGCAAGTTTTATCGATCCGCAGAAATTATAACGAAGGCGACCTATACGCCAATAAAATCAACTTTTTTGTTCAATACAAGTTCCTGCCAGGACTCGGATTTTACGGTCTGGGCTTATCTCACATGATTGGCGGCATCTCCAAGGCCAGCACTTCGATCTTGCGACAACTGATTGACGCCGGAACATTGGCCAATCTACCGGCTGGCTTCAAGGCTAGAGGTATGCGGATCAGGGATGAGGATGAACCGCTGCAGCCGGGTGAATTCCGCGACATTGACACAAGTGGCGGGTCTTTAAGAGATAATCTGATCCCGCTGCCCATCAAGGAGCCCAGCAATGTATTGATGCAGTTGTTGGGCATTCTAGTAGATTCTGGAAAACGCTTTGCAGCCATAGCAGACACCAACATAGGTGACGCCAGCGGTAATATGCCGGTTGGCACCACTGTAGCGCTGTTAGAGCGCGGCACCAAGGTGATGAGCGCTATCCACAAAAGATTGCATTATGCGCAACGACTTGAGTTCCAACTGCTCGCTAAAGTATTTGCCGAATATCTGCCCCCAGATTATGGGTACGACACAGGCACTGGTCCTAGTGCCATCAAACAAACTGATTTTGATGACCGCATAGACGTAGTGCCGGTTTCAGATCCCAATATCTTCAGTCAGAGCCAGAGAATTACGCTTGCGCAAGAGCTATTGCAAATGGTTCAGAGCAATCCAGAGATTCACGGGCCTTTGGGGATGCACGAGGCCTACAAACGAATGTATGCTGCTTTAGGCATTGATAATGTTGAAGCCTTGTTGCAAGCACCGCCAGACACTACCCCAAAACCGATCGATTCAGGACTGGAAAACAGTGGTTTTATGATGGGTCAGCCACAACAAGCGTTTGAGGGGCAAAATCATCAATCGCACGTTGAGGCGCACAGAAGTTTGTTTTTGACACAAGTCGTCAAAGAAAATCCGCAAATGCAGTCAATAATTATTAGTCACTGCATGCAGCACCTTCAGTTCATGTCTGCGCAGATTGCACAGCAACAAATACCGCCAGAGGTGCAACAGCGCATCCAAGGCGTGCAGCAACAGATGCAGCAGATGCCGCCAGAGGAAGCTCAAGCGGCCAGTATTGAAATTCAGATGTTACTGGATCAGTTTTCAGCACCTATCTTGGCGCAATTGACACAAGAATTTTTGCAATCAATCGGCCAGGGCGATGAAACCGATCCTTTGGTTGCAATCAGGCAGCAAGAATTGTCGCTGAAAGATAAGCAAATCGATCAAGAGCAGACCCAGTTTGAGATGAAAGCAGGTCAGCGTGGGCAAGAGAAATTGTTAGAAAGCGAAATTCAGCGTCAGCGCATTAATGTACAAAAAGATGTTGCGGATGATAAGCTGGATTTGTCGATTCAACGGTTGAAGCAACAAGCTGATTTAAAATTGCTTGAATTAGAGCAAAAAATGAGAGCTTAGGTTCCAGGAGCTAACAACATGAACAGTACCCGAGTAGAAGAAGTTGCGGCGTTGCGAGCGCAAAAAAAATTAGATCGTAAGGCCGAAGAGGACGCAGCCCTCGCCACAGCTGAAGCTGAAACGAAAGCTCACGAGGCGAACATGGCAAGAATTGCCAAAAAAATGGCGAGTTTTGCTGGAGAAGTTGGAGCAATCACGATTGCAGAAGAGCCCGCTCCGCCACCAGCTCAAGAGCTGCCTCCGGTTAAGTCCAAGCCAGTAGCCAAGAAAGCGGCTAAGAAAGTGGCTAAGAAAGTGGTAGCAATGAAACCAAGTACGAGTGGCCGATCAAAGGCCATCAAACGTAAAAAATAGGAGTAAACAGTTATGGCCATCAAAAAAGTGCCTAGCAATAAGTCGTTTGAAAAGCCAAACCCAAATGCCATCGGCAAGAATAATGGTGTTACCTCCATTGTGGATATGAAGGGCAAGGGAGCAGCGACCAAGGGACTCAAGTTCAAAGTCAGGAATTAATATGGAAGACGACCTGACTTATTACGACGTGGTGAAGAAACTCATCAAAGATCGCGAAAATCAGATTTCGCAAACACTTATGTCCGGCGCACTAAAAGATATGGAACATTACAAATTTTTGCATGGCGAGCTTTCTGCGCTATACTACATCGATACCGAGCTCAGAGAGCGCAATAAAAGTAATTGATGATGGCAAAACTTGAGAATGTAACCAGTGCGTATGTTGAGGCGGATGATCGCGTGCTAGATCCCACGATCCTCGACGAAAGCGTTTTAAACCGAATGCCGCAACCTACAGGTTGGCGAATGCTGGTGTTGCCTTACGCCGGAAAACTTGAGTCAAAGGGCGGCATAGCCTTCACAAAAGAAACCATAGACAAGGAAGCCTTGGCTTCTGTCGTTGCTTTTGTCGTCAAACAAGGCCCACTTTGCTATGGTGACAAAGCCAAGTATGGTGAGAAGAAGTGGTGTGAAGAAAAGCAATGGGTTTTGATAGGCCGTTACTCGGGCGCTAGGTTCAAGCTTGAAGATGGCGCTGAATGCCGAATAATTAACGACGATGAAGTGATTGCTACCATTCTTTCCCCTGACGATATATTGAGCGTGTGACTATGATAGAAAATGCCAATCAAGCTGAAGAGCAAGAAATTGAGATTAGCGTCGAAGACGATGCTGTTGTAGAGGCTAAGCCTAGTCAAGATGACGAGCTGGAAACCTACACAAAATCGGTTTCCAAGCGAATCAACAAATTAAACGCAAAAACGCGCGCAGCTGAAGAGCGAGCGCAAATGGCTGAGCAGATTGCGCACCAACGAGAGGCCGAAATACAGGCTTTGCGCAGTCATTCTCAAGCGCAAGCAGGAACTGTCCTTTTGAAAGAAGAGGAGGCGATGGTTGCCAAAGAAGCGCAAGCTGACGATCTCTATAAGAAAGCGATCGAATCTGGCGATGCGGATTTAATGAGCAAGGCAGACACTTTAAAAAGTGATCTGAGCATTCAGAAGGAAAAGATTCGCCTAGCAAAAAACAGGCAGGATACCGAACAAGCTCAATACAATCAGGCAGTTCAGCAACAGGTTGCCCAACCGCAACAGCAGCAACAACAACAACCTGCTGTAGAGCCGACGACTGAAGCTCTGGGTTGGTATGAGCAAAACAAGTGGTACGGAGATGCGGACGACAAAGGTAACCTCGAGGCTACCCAGTTTGCATACTTCCAGCACTACAATCTTATAAATGAAGGGCACGAGCCCGATTCTGACGAATATTATGACGAATTGAACTCTCGTGTTTACAAAGTGTACCCGCACCTGCAGAATGCAAGTGTAAGTAAGGACGCGCAAGCCGAAGCCAAACCCTCTGTGCAAAGAGTTGCTTCAGCTACTGTTGGTAGTAGCCGTCAAAAAACACAAGGCAAGAAGAATGGCGTTACATTTTCGAGGTCAGAAGTAGAGCGCCTTAGAGGCTTGAAGCCGCATAACATGAGCGAAGATGCTTGGTTGAAGCGGGTTGCAGTTGAAAAACAAAGAATAGCTTCTAGGGAGGCAATGTAATGACTCAGGAAATTAAAGCGCCAAGCAGAAACTCTCGTGATTCCGAGACGCACGATAAAACTACTCGTAGGAAACCATGGCGACCAGTAAGGAAGCTAGAAACTCCGCCGGCTCCACCAGGATTTACATATCGCTGGATAAGGGAGTCGATGTTGGGACAAGAAGATCGCGCGAACGTCAGCAGACGTTTACGAGAAGGTTGGGAACTCGTTAGAGGGACTGATCTTCCGAGCGAATGGCAACTTCCAACAGCGGATGATCATAGCCGCCATGCTGGCATCGTTTATAATGAAGGATTGCTGCTTGCAAAAATACCGAACGAAACTGTCGAAGAGCGACGTGAATATTATCAAGGTAAGTCTCACGACGCAGTATCCGCTTTGGACAACAGTGTTTTCAACCAAAGCCGGAAAGATAGCTCTTATGTGAAGTATGATCCCCAGCGGAATTCAAGCGTGACCTTCGGCAAGAAATAATTAATGTGCATTTTGCACTTAACCAATAATCTATTTAGGAGAAAACAAAATGGCGAATAAAGACGCTAGCTTTGGTTTGAAACCTGTAAGAATGATTGGTGGGGCTCCGTATAATGGCGGACAGTCACGTTATCGTATTGCTTCTTCTTATGGCACGAGTATTTTCCAAGGCGACTTGGTTATGCAGGTAACCGGTGGCGGCATTGAGATTCATGCTGTTTCCGGAACCGTACCATTGGTTGGAGTTTTTAACGGCTGTAGCTACACGGACCCAACCACGGGCGAACAGGTATTCAGTAACTTTTACCCGGCCAGTACGGCTGCTTCAGACATCATAGCTCTCATTATTGATAGCCCTGACGTTGTCTATGAAATACAGGCTGATGAAGCCTTCCCAGTGGCAGATTTGCTCGGTAACTTTGATGTCGTAAAGACCAACGCCGGCTCTACCAAAACTGGTATTTCTGGTGATGAAGTCGATGTATCAACCGGAGCGACAACTGCCACTTTACCCCTGAAAGTAATTGACGTATCTCAGGACCCCAGTAACCAAGATGTCGGCTCATCTAACACCAACGTATATTGCGTGATTCAAAACTCAATATTCGGTGTTAAGTCTGCCGGTCTGGCATAAAGGAGAATAAGTAATGGCTATTTCCAGAGCACAATTAGCTAAAGAGCTAGAGCCTGGCCTGAACAGCTTGTTCGGCCTTTCTTATGATGAGTACACTCAAGAGTATGCTGAGATCTTTGCTACAGAGGACTCTCAACGGGCCTTTGAAGAAGAGGTGTTGATCACTGGTTTCGGTGGAGCTCCGGTAAAAACTGAAGGTGGATCGGTTGATTTTGACCAAGCCACTGAAAGCTATACCGCACGCTACACGCATGAAACAATCGCACTGGCATTCGCTTTGACAGCAGAAGCAGTAGAAGATAACCTTTATGACTCCTTGGGCAAGCGCTACAGTAAAGCCCTTGCAAAATCAATGGCTAACACCAAAGAAGTCAAAGGTGCCGATGTTCTCAACAATGCATTTTCTTCGTCTCACACAGGCGGCGACGGCGTTTCTCTGATCAATACTGCGCATGTCCTTGCGGGCGGTGGCACAGCGGCGAACAGAGCTACATCAATGGCAGATCTCAATGAGACGTCCCTAGAGGATGCCCTTATTGACATTAGTTCCTTCACCGACGATCGTGGATTGACGATTTCTGTACAGGCAGAAAAACTTGTAGTTCCAAGCGAACTGGTTTTTGTGGCTGACAGGATTCTAAACTCGCAAGGACGTCCGGGTACTGCTGATAATGATTTGAACGCGATCAAGAGCACTGGTGTTCTTTCTGGCGGATACACAGTTAATCATTATCTCACGGACCCAGACGCTTTCTTCTTGTTGACGTCTGTGACATCTGCTGGCGAAGGCCTCAAGATGTTCCAGCGCAGCGCGATGGAAACGTCAATGGAGCCTGACTTCACGACTGGTAACATTCGTTACAAAGCTCGTGAGCGCTACAGCTTCGGCTTTAGTGACTGGAGAGGAATCTACGGTTCACAAGGTGCGTAATTACCATTAAGCGCTAACTAAAAGGGACCTTCGGGTCCCTTTTTTTATGCGTAAATTCTCTTTGTATAAAAACTTGCACATAACGACACGATCTATATAATCAAGATCTCACTCAATTAAACGGGTCAGTAAAATGGACTTGAGTCTAAATTGGTCAAAAGGTGAAAAGCAGTCGGACGGCCGGTTGCTTAAAACCGCCAAGCCTACGCCTGAGTTTTGGGCGCTCTGGAAGGTCAAGAAAGTGTCCATTAGAAAAGCTGGTTACACAGTCATTAAGATTAATGACGCTTGGCTGGTCGCCCAGTTTGTGGACGACAACGCGGCGATTGAGCAGTCAGCGGCCACTAGCTCAGACATGGAAATACCTGTGCCAGACGGCTTAGCTTACCTACCGTTTCAAAAGGCTGGCATTGCTTATGCTTTGAAGAGAAAAAGCTGCTTGATTGCGGATGAGATGGGTTTGGGTAAAACAATTCAGGCAATTGGCACAATAAACGCCACAAATCCAAATACGGTCTTAGTGGTTTGCCCGGCGTCTTTAAAGCTCAACTGGAAGAACGAAATGGTCAAATGGCTTGTATCTGAGCGAACGATCAATGTAGTTAACGGTGGTGGCGAGCACATACCGAATGATCCTGACGTGGTTATTATTAATTATGATGTCCTCACAAAACACGCCAAAGCGCTTCAGTCTAGGACGTGGGGCATGGTAATCATGGACGAAGTGCATAAGATTAAAAATCCTAAAGCCAAGCGAACGGTTGTGGCTGTCAGCATCAAGGCCAAGCGCAAATTAGCGCTTACAGGCACCCCGATAACCAATAGGCCAATTGAGTTACAGCCGATAGCGGGTTACTTGGACCATGATTCTTTCGGCAATTTCTTTAATTTTGCAAGAAAGTATGCTGGCGCCTATAAAAGCCGATTCGGCTGGGATTTTAGTGGCTCTTCAAACCTAGACGAGCTGCAAAGAAGGTTGCGCCAGTCTTTTATGATTAGAAGAAAAAAAGACGAAGTGCTTAAAGAGCTGCCATCAAAAGTGCGTCAGGTAATAGTTTTGCCCAGCAAGGCATACAGCGGGGAGCTTACCAAAGAGTTTGATGCTTTGGCTGACGCGGTATCAGACACTACCTACGACGACGTTTCCTTTGAGCAAATGTCTGGTGTTCGCCACGAAATGGCGTTGGCGAAGGTTGACGACGTGGTTGAGCACCTGAAAGAAATTGACCATCAGGTTGTTGTGATGGCCCACCATAAAGATGTCGTTGAGGGTATCAAGCTTGGTTTGGAAGCGGTTGGCAAAACCGTGGTTACGCTGACCGGCGACTGCAATCAAGCGCACAGACAAAATGCTGTAGATACATTTCAGGCTTCCAAAGCAGATGTCTTTATCGGCACGATCGGTGCAGCTGGGGTTGGAATAACGCTGACAGCGGCAAGCCATGTGGTTTTTGC